AAGGTCAACTATGACCCGACAAAGCCAGTTCACGTCATCTTTGACCTTGGATGGTCAGATGCTACGGCCATTTGGTTTTTACAGTTCATAGGCATGGAAACACGGCTAATTCGCTACATTGAGGGCAATCAGCAGACCATGAGCGACTATCTGGCTAAGATGCAGACTTTTGGTTACATCTATGACACTCTTTGGTTGCCACACGATGCTGAGAACAAAACCTTGGCAGCAAACGGTAGAAGCATTGAGGAAATCGTAAGAGCTGCTGGGTACAAAACCAAGATCATCCCTAAAACGCCCATTCTTGACTCAATCAATGCAGCAAGGACAATCTTTAGGAATATGTGGTTTGACAGGGAGAACTGTCACGAGGGCTTGCAATGTTTACGGCATTACCGTTACGATGTAGACCCAGACACTAAGCAATTTAGTAAAACGCCATTGCACGACAATTATTCGCATGGCGCAGATGCGTTTAGATATATCGGTTTAATGGTCAATGAGCCTAAAGAGCGCAGAAAGCCAAGACCCAATGCAAATTATGGTGGTCAACATTCATGGATGAGTTAAAATGACCCCAAACCACTTAGGGCAACATCATGGCAGATGATTACGATCCACGAATTCAAGAAGCAATAGAGTTTCTCAAGTTTGCTAACGATGCAGACACAATAAATCGCCAAGAGGCGTTAGAAGACTTGAAGTTTGGCGGTGGTGATCAATGGCCCGTAGAGTTGCAGAACTCCCGCAACCTGGAATCCCGTCCAGTCATTACGGTGAACAAAGTGGACAACTATTGCCGCCAAGTCTCAAACCAACAGCGCCAACAACGTCCCCGCATCAAAGTTCATGCCACAAATACGCATGATGACATGGTAGACGCACAGACCATTCAAGGCATTATTCGCCATATTGAAGTCAATTCCAACGCTGATCATGCTTACGACAATGCGTTTGAATACGCAGTTCGCATGGGTTGGGGCTATATGAGGGTCAGGACAAACTACGTCTCAGAGGATTCTTTTGACCAGGAAATCTACATTGACCCTGTGGATAACCCATTCACCGTTTACTTTGATCCCAATTCGGTAGCACCAGACGGATCAGATGCAGATCGTTGTTTAATTACAACAATGATGCGAAAAGATGAATTTCGCAAGATGTACCCTGACGCAGATGATGGCGGCACGAGTTTCACACAACGCGGAACGGGTGATTCACAGTCTGAGTGGATTACCAGAGAGGACATTCGCCTGGCTGAGTATTACTACACAGTCAAAGAAAAGGCTACTTTGTACCTTTTAAGCGATGGCACTGCGACATTTGCTGACGATAAAGATTTCTTCAACCGCCTTGATGCTTACGGTATTACGGTGGTGGACAAGCGTGATTCTTATAAGAAAACCATTAAATACTGCAAATTAACTGCGGTTGAGATTCTTGAGGAACGTGATTGGGCGGGTAAATATCTCCCAATTGTCCCCGTTTATGGCCGCCACATCGTTATTGGTGACAAGCGCAAGAAGTTTGGCATGATTCGCTATGCCAAAGACCCACAGAGAATGTATAACTTTTGGCAGACTTCCATCACCGAAGGCGTGGCGCTTGCCCCTAAAGCCAAATGGTTGCTTGCTGAAGGCCAAGATGAGGGTCATGAGAATGATTGGGCAAATGCCAACATCAAGTCATTCCCACTTCTAAGATACAAACAGACTGACATTGACGGTCGCCCCGCACCAGCACCAGTTCGACTTCAGCCTGAGCCGCCACAAGCGGGCATTATGGCTGCGGCTATGGGTGTGGACAACGATATTAAAGCCATCATGGGCGTATTTGACCCCGCACAGCTTGGTCAAGGCAACATATCAGGCAAAGCATTGAACGGTCAGCAACAACAAGTTGACCTGACAAACTTTGACTATTACGACAATCTGACCCGTTCAATCAGTCATATTGGCAAGATTTGCCTAGACCTTATTCCTAAGATATACGACACAGAGCGTGTGATGCGGATCATTGGGGATGATGGCAAGCCTGAACTTTTGACCATAAACCAACGGGATTCTGTTGGCAGAGTGCTGAACGACATATCTGTTGGTCAATACGATGTGGTGATGGAGACAGGCCCAGGCTATAACTCCAAGCGCCAAGAAGCCGTGGACAATATGCTTCCCTTGTTGTCAGCCGCACCTGACCTGATGAAAGTGGCGGGTGATTTGGTGTTCAGGAACATGGATTGGCCTGGTGCTGACATCATTGCTGACCGCCTGGCTGCCTCTAACCCAATGGCTCAGATTGACGACAAGTCTAAGATTCCTCCCCAAGTTCAGATGCAACTGGCTATGTCGCAGAAGCAGATTCAGGAACTTACGCAACAGTTACAGACTCAGCAAATGCTCATTAAACAGCGTCAAGACGTTGAGCAAGTCAAGCAAGAGGCTGAGACTAAGCGCACACTGCTTAAAGAAACAAACAGAGCGCATGAGATTGAGCTGCGTGAGCAAAGTGACCGTGATGAAATGAAGATGCGAATAGACGGTCAGGCGCACGATACAGTGGTCAAGACTCAGACTCAACTTGAGATTGAGCATATGAAGGCACAGGTTGCTCTCATATTGGCTAACATGGACAGAACTTCATTGAAAAATGCTAGTGCAGAAACAACTGAACGGGCTATTTGATTTTGTAAAGAATTTGTGGTAAAAACCACTAAACCTTACCTGTGAGGGTCACAGGGTCAAATCGTTGGGAAACGTATGTCCGATAAAGAAGCAGGTCAAGTATTGACTAGCGAGAATGCAGCAGAATTTTATGCAAACAGATTAGGTTTAGCTGAATCCCCTGCGGAGACTGAGGCGGTTGAGGATACTCCCGAGCCAGTAGCCGAGGAAGAACAGAGTGAACCGAAAGAGGCAGAAAAGGAAGCAAACCAAGAGGGTGAGCGAAAGCAAAATCCTAAACTTGAAAAGCGGTTTTCAGAGATAACTAAGCAACGCGAGGAAGCTAGGCAAGAAGCCCAGCGGGAACGCCAAGCAAGGTTAGATGCTGAACAGCGTTTGGTAGCGATGCAACAGCAACAACGGCCACAACAGGCGGTTCAATATGATGCAGAGCCACAACCAAGCCAGTTTAGCGATGCGTTTGAGTATGCGAAGGCTCTAGCCGAGTTTTCAACAGAAAGAGCGTTAGCTGAACGAGACAGGCAAGTCGCCCAGGCGAAAGAGCAAGAAGCGCAACAAAAGATTATCCAATCTTGGGCGCAGAAGGTTCAGGAAGCCAAAGCGGAAATGCCCGATTTTGATGAGTTGGTCGCAGCAAGTGATGTAGTTGTAAACAACGCAGTCCGAGATGCAATTCTGGAGAGTGATGTAGGCCCAAAAATCCTGTATCACCTAGCTGAAAACAATGACCTAGCCAAAAAGATCGCTAGCTTGAGTCCAAATGCAGCGCTTAGAGAGATTGGGAAATTAGAAGCAAGGTTTGAGGTAAAAACTGAAACCAAGCAGACACCCCCTCCTGTGAGAAGTAAAGCACCAGCACCGATTCAACCGATTCGTGGTGGTCAAGGTCAGCCTGATGTACCCATGTCCGCTAATGGCGAATGGCATGGTAGTTATCAGGCTTGGAAATTGGCACGCAAAGCGGGAAAAATTCGGTAAACCTAATCTATTTGGAGTATTTTAAATGTCAAACAATTTATTGACGATTAGCAAGATCACTAACGAAGCGTTGATGGTCTTGGAAAATGAACTGACTTTCACATCGGAAGTCGACCGTAACTATGACGATCAGTTCGCTGTAGTTGGGGCTAAGATAGGCCAGACCGTTAATGTCCGTAAGCCTGGTCGTTTCATCGGTACTACTGGCCCTGCGTTGAACGTGGAAGACTTTAACGAGACATCCGTCCCCGTTACTTTGTCTACACAGTTTCACGTTGACACACAGTTCACAACACAAGACTTGGCTTTGTCCTTGGATATGTTCAGTGACCGCGTGTTGAAGCCCGCTATTGCGGCTATTGCTAACAAGATTGACCGTGACGGTATGGCTATGGCTACGCTGAACACAGCCAATATCGTTGGTACTGCTGGTACGCCCCCAACTGGTTTGATTACTTATCTGACCGCTGGCGCTTACCTTGACTCTGAAGGCGCACCCCGTGATGGCCGCCG